TCTCGATCCGCCCCGCTAACTCGCTCGCAGCCTGACGACCTCCTTTCTCTTTCGGGTACTGCATTTGGTAGAGCATGCTCATGCTCGTGCCGGCGAGCTTCGCCATTTCGCGGCGCTCTTCGAGCGTAGCGGCGGTCATCCATTCAATAAATTTTTCGTTGGCCTGCATCATTTCTCCCTAATCTTGACATAGTATAGCACTTGCGAAACGAAAAGCACTACCTGTGTTACGCTAAGCATAGAAGTAAATGAAAGTCAAGACGCATAAACATAAATAAACTGCTTGCAATGTAGAATTTTATGATCTAAATTCTAGTCCTAGTAGCGCAACGTTACTTAACCCACTTAAACACTTTTAGGAAACGCAATCATGACGACCAAAATCTTCGCTGTCTCGGGTGGCTTCTACTTCTTTGGTACGGAAATCACGGCTCCGGAAGGGTATCTCGCTTTGAAGGGGGCGGCCATGTTCGGCGGCTTTGCCGGCGGAAAAGGGCTTCCCGGCGTAGCGCGTGGTGACAAGTCTTCGACTGTGACACTCGATCGATTTGAGGCAAGTGAAGAACTTTTGTTCCCCACTACCGCCGTGTTCGCAATCCTGCCGAGCATCGATTTGTACGCCTTCAAAGGCACGACACTGCGCTAACCGGGAGATAGATCATGACGAAACTTTTCTCTTCTGCGGTTCCGGTTTTGCTTGTTGGCGCCCCGGGTGTCGGTAAGACGGCGCATGTCCAAGCAGGTTTTGATCATTCGGAAATTGTTTTGACCTCAACGCTGGTGGAGGAAGACATTGCTGGTCTTCCGTATCGGGAAGGCGACTACGATTATCGGACGATTCCTGGCATTTTCAGGCGCTTGGAAGATGCAGATAAAGCAGGGAAAACAACTGTTTTGTTTTTGGATGAGCTTGACAAGGCGCGCCGTGCGGTAGCTGATACGTTGCTCACGCTCGTTGCATCACGGCGCGTCGGATCTGCAACGTTGCCCACACGTACATGTATTGTTGCAGCAGCAAATCCGCCTGAATTTGGTGGTGGGGATGGCATAAGCGATGCGATGATATCGCGATTTTCGGTTGTTGATTACGTGCCAGACGTGGTTCGTTGGGCGGATTGGGCTGACGACAAGTTCAAAGGCCCCGCAGCGCGGCGGGTTACAGAAGCGATTCGTAGCGGAGAAATGCCTATTTTCGATATGGTAGGAGAAGGGCTGCATCGGAGAATCACGACTCCCCGTACGATTACGATGGCGCTCCACGCGTTAGAAGAATTCGGAGGCAGTTCGGATTCATTCGACGGAATCGCACGCGGCTTGCTAACGCCAGCAACGGCAAGTCAGATGTTGCATTTCGTTCAATCACGCGACAATGAGATATTGACTGCGGCCAGCGCCGTTGCACGAACGGCGGCTAATATCAAAAAATCGTCCTCTGTACTTCGTCTTTAATCATGGCAAAAACACTCACAGCGGCGCCAGTCGTTCGCCAGCCGATGAGCGTCATCGGCGCGCCTGGCAAGACAGATTTTTCGCGCATCTATATCGCATCGGAGCTGAACACGCCAGAGTATCGCACAACACTTCGGCACGAACAGGCGCATGTATGGGCACGGCATAATAGCCGTCATCCGAAAGATCTGAAGCGACCTGACTTATGGATTACCGCATGTGAAATGGAGATTGCGCGCACGATCTACGATGAACGCGATATTGAGAACATTAACGCGCCACGATCCCGGTTAGCAGGGGGGTACCTGCCGGGGTCTATCGAAGGGCTACCTAAAGCAACCGTAACTGCAGAAGCTATTTATGATTGGCTCCTTCGGCAACCGGAAGCCGCGCCGAAGATGAAATGTATGTGTTCTGTGCATTTCCCGGAAGGCGATGAATCTTCTGGACAGGTAAGTCAAGAAGAGGCATCAGATTTAGCTCAAGAGGCTCGCGAGCAGCTAGACGCCGATGAAGTATCAAAGGCATCCCAAGCAGCAGTAGGCAACGCATACGCATCGATTCTGTCGCGTCCGCCTACGCTAACGGAAGCTGTGGATGCTGCGTTGCGTGTTCGGATAGAAAGAGAGCGGTCACATCGCCGACCTTCTCGACGGCACGGCGCGGATAGCATTCTCATGCCGGGTTCGATATCAACGCCAAGACCGCCTTTGGTAGAGATTTTTGTGGATCGAAGCGGCTCTTTTTCGCCTGAAAAAACTGCAAAATCCGAGTTTCATTTGCGTGAGCTACTAAGCCGATACGGGGCAACCATTCGATCCGATGTATGGTTTTTTGGTAGTGGTATGTTGACGGATCGTGACTCGCATAAAGGGGGTGACACGCCATACCATCTTATCTCGGCGCATCTTGCCAAAACAACACCGAAACTGGCAATAGTCATAACTGACGACGATCCCGTGTCGAAAGATGTTACACAAGTCGTCAAAGGCATCGGCGTGGTTTGCATACCGGTGGGATGTTCGAAAACGAATCTTGCTGGTGCTTTAGGCGGCAGAGATGTAGTGGCGGTGTGAAATATCAAAACTTAAGGAGTAGCAAATGTCCCTTGAAAAGACGATAGAAGAGAATACCAAAGCAGTTTTGGCTTTGACGGCAGCGCTATTGAACTCGGCAGTGGCGACGAAACCAGCCTCGCCTGTTGAACCCGAAAAGGTAGCCGAAGTAAAAAAGCCACAAGCAGACCCGACCTTGACGAGCGATACGCCTACTTCGCCGCCTTCCGAGCAAGAATCGCCAGTGGCGACTTTTGATCAAGTGCGCGTGGCGATTCTGAATGTGTCGCATAAGAGCCGTGCCACACCGGACGAAAGCCGCGCGCAAGCCGAAGCGCTCTTGGCGCGATTCGGCACGAAGAAAATTAGTGGACTGAAAGAGTCGCAATATGCTGACGCGCTCAGCTACGCGGAGAAGATCATGGGCGGTCTGGACGCAGAAGCAAGTGGAGAAGCACTGTGACAGTCGGCAAGAGCGAGGATTACCACGCTCTTCTCAGTCCTTCATCGGCCCACACTTGGCTTTTGTGCGAGCAGTCGATTGCGCTCGGCATGAAGGAGCCAAACGAGAGCAGTGCCTTTGCTGACGAAGGTACGGACGCGCACACGCTTGGTTCGCTGGCCTTAGAATCGGGGCTAGATTGCGCCGACTACTTGGGCCGCAAGCTGCCCAAAGGTCATGTGGTCGATTCTGAGAGGGCTGAATACGTCCAAATTTATGTTGATTTGGTTCGCAGCAAAGTCAAGGTGTACGAAGCCGCTGGATACATTGTCATGCTTGAAGTAGAGCAGCGCGTACCGATCGGCCATATTACGGGCGAAGAGGGAGCCGAAGGAACAAGCGATACCGTCATTATTGCTGAGAAAGCAGACGAAGCTTTTATCGAAGTAATTGATTTGAAGTATGGGCGTGGCGTGCAAGTTGGCGCGGTCGATAACCCTCAGCTCAAGCTTTACGGTCTTGGCGCGCTTGAGAAGTTCGCGCTGTATGCAGACTTCGAAACCGTGTATCTGACGATTAGTCAGCCGCGCGTGAGCGAGTTTGCGAGTGAATGGGCTATTAACAGAGAGGACCTTGAGAACTGGGGCGAAACTTATGTGACTCCTCGCGCATTGCTTGCGATTGAACACACCCAAGCACGCATACCGTTAACGTTGGCGTTATTCAACCCAGGCGAAGACCAATGCCGCTTTTGCAAAGGCCGTGCGATTTGCCCAGCTCTGGCGAAGTTGACGGAAGATGTTTGTCAGACCAAGTTCGAAAATATGGACGCGCTTTCGCCTGAGTCGGCGCAAGCGCTATCTGTCGAGCGCTTGGCTGAAATCTACCCCGCGTTGCCTTTGATCGATCTATTCGCTAAGGCAGTGCTCGGGAAGATTGAAGCGCTTGTATTAGCCGGCCAGCAAGTGACCGGTGCGAAGGTCGTGAAGGGGCGCAAGGGTAACCGCAAGTGGGTAAGCCCGGAAGAGGCTGAAGCTACTTTGAAAAGCATGCGTTTGAAGCACGACGAGATTTACGACTACAAGCTTGCTAGCCCAGCTACTATTGAGAAAGTGTTGAAAGAGTTTCCACGTAAGTGGAAGAAGGCAGCAGCACTCATCACGCAAGCCGAAGGCAATAATACGGTAGTACCGGAAAGCGACCCGCGACCGGCTGTCATCATTGGACCGATTGCGGATCAGTTCGAAGAAATTAGCGATTTAGAGTAACCCCAACTAGGAGTGGTAAAGATGGACCTCACACTGAAAAACGTTCGACTGTCGTTTAACAACTTGTACGAAGCTTCGGCCTATCAAGAAGGCCAAAAGAAAAGCTACGGCGCCAAGTTCTTGATCGAGAAGGGCAGCACCAAAGACAAAGAAATCTGGAAAGCAATCAAGACGGAAGCCGCGAATACGTTCGGTAAGAAGGCAGATACCACGATTGAACGGCACAAGAGCAATAACATGAAGTTTAGCTACATGGACGGCGATTTGTCGGATCGTGACGAAGAGCAAGGATTCATGATTCTCAATTCCAAGCGCCGAGAAGTTGATGGGCGCCCGACTG